GATGAACCATCTGTTGTCTTAGCGTCAGATGCCAAAGAAACAAAAGCGTATCTTTCGAGGATGGTATTTGGCGTACCAGAGATAACGCCATCTTCGTCTATGACTACTACGTGGCACTCATCATTTGAGCCAGACCGTGCAGAAGCGTATGCTGATGTGCCAGGAGCGCCATCAAATTGGCCCTTGTATGTCCATGCACTAAAGTATGTGCCACTTGAGTCTGAACCCACGGGGCAGATATGAACAGCGAGAGAGTTACCTAGCGCGCCGGGATACCTAGCAAGCCATGCGCCTACATTGGTGTCACCAGAGTCATCGCCGAACCTAAGAAAGGAATCAAAGTGTTCTTTGTTCCTAACTTGAACGCCAGAACCAGTGGCAACAGCATTTAGAGCTGCTGTGGTGGCTTCGCGTACTACGTACATTGAGCTTGAATATTTGAGGAAGTATGCGGCTGATGCAAAATCAACAGCATTTACATTAGTTGGTGCGCCGAAAGTCGTTGCTAGGTTTGTCTCTGTACTTACCAGAGTTGCTTCCCTAACTGGACCCCAACGAAAATCGCCCACGAATGCGCCTGTAGTGGATTGAACATTGGGAACAACGCCCGTTAGATCAACCTCTTTTACTACAATCGCTGGGGATTCTGAGGGACTGAATATTGCCATGTCTCGATCCTTTTTGAGATATTATATGTGTTTCATAATACGGTTATTTTCAATTACTCTTATTTATAACAATTAAAAATTGCGTTCATCGTGCCAATCTTTGTTGATAGACCACACACTTCTCTCTTCTTCTAGTATTGCTGCATCTAGATTTACTTGAGGGTCACCATTGTCAATCCAGCCAAATGGGACTAGATCATTCTCAATCTCTTTCATTCTTTGCTCAAACATCATCTCTTTTAAGTTGATATTGGTGAGGTCTTCAAAGTTTCTACCTGTCGCAAAGTATCCAAACATAACCAGTGTCATCATTAAGTCATCGTGGTTGCCTTCTGACGCTTCATACGACACACCTTTTGCAACAAATGTTGACATCTCTTGAATTGTTTGGGGATCGACAATATTTAATTTGCCAGATTCTATTATGTCTTTGATGCCCGAACAGCCAATCCTCTTTATTTTTCTGTTCATCTCCACACCAATGCTATCTGCTTTGATTGCAGACTCCATGTGTAGATTTTCATATTCTAGATCTTGATACAACCCATTTGCAACAAGGGCACCTTGATCATTTGCCTCAATAATAACATAGGCTTCGTTATAGACAGTTGCGTACTTATATATAATGTTAGGGAAGAGGATAGGCGAGATAGTGTTACAGCGATAAACAGCAACCTGTTTAAAAGGTCTTTGGCTAATATCGATTACGTTGAATGTTGAATAGTCCTGCCCTCTTCCTTTCGCAACATCCACAGTCATAATATAATTATGCTTAGGATCAACCTCATCGTATATCAGACAATCACCACCTTCGAGTGAGTTCTTATGAGGCAAAGCCTTTTGGCTTAACAACACTTGAGGTGATATTAGAGTGTCGCCTGTTCCAAAGAAAGTGTTGCCAAACTCTTGGTCGAATTGTAACTGAGAAGTATTAGCAATAGTTTTTTCTTTCCACTCCTCATCACGGCCAGGAACATCCCACCAATCAACTCTGAATGGTTTGAATTCACTAACGCCTTGCATTGCGCCTTCCCAGATCTTGTGGAACATATTACCAATGCCGTTAGCAGTAGAAGTAATAATGATCTGAGTATCTTTACCAGAAGACACAACAGGATATGTTGAGGTGTAGAACTCGGCAGCTCTTTCAACAAATGCAAACTCATCAAGATACAAAAGGTTGACGGACATACCACGAATCGATGAACCAGATGTGGCAGCAGCAACAATACGAGAGTTGTTTGAGAACTCGAGTGAACCTTTGTTAAGAGCTTTAGTACCAGGTTGTAGAAAGAAGGGAAGATTTTCTAACATAAGAGTAACACGAGCTAACATCTCACGAGCAGTAGCGCCTTTGTTAGCTAGTACAGCAACAGTTTTTTCAGGATAAAAGATTGCATACCAGAGAAGATATGCAACTGATGAAATAGATTTGCCGGACTGTCTACAAGCAAGAACAATAGAGAATCTATTTTCTTTAAAGTGTTTAAACATCTTGTCTTGGTATGGGTATAGATCAAACGGTACTAGACCTCTGTCAAGGTTGATTACCTTGCAGTATGTTTTTGCAAAGTACGCTGGATCGTACATACACTTTGCATACTCACCGACTTCACTGTTTGTCCAAGGTTGAACGACACCGTCACGTTTTACTTGTACGTTGCCATTGTAACTATCATTCATCTATCTTTTTCATTTCAACAACATTATTATTTTGATCTGCTATTAGTCTCTGCAAATCAGCGGTCGATCCCAAGAAAAGATTGTTGTTAGTTACACCGACTGACTCAGGTGTCTCATCCTTTGTAAGGTCTTTCTTCTTTTTATTGAGATCCATTAGCTTATCATTGACATCGCTAACATTCTTTATAATAGTGCCTAGTACTTCATATGCGCGGGGATGCTCGGTAGAAGCAGCAACTTCCATCATACCATCCAGGGCTTCTCGGCCCTTCATGATTAAGTCGTAATACGTTGCTCTTGAAAAGTCATAGTCGCTTTGTACAGTGTTGTCAGAATCATCCATATCAATACCTATTTAGGCGCTGTCTAAGGCCTTAAAAATTGTTGTGCTAAAACCATAATCGCTGTCTGGGCTTGCATCAGCTGGGTTGGGCAATACTCTGACTAGCCCGATATATTCATCAGAGTCAGCTAGGCCCGTGTTCATATTGTATATAGCTGCATCAACCTGTTTAATGATCTCACTGTCAGCAATCGGACCGTAGAAGTTAATTTTCATATCAAAGTCAAGAGTATATAGAATACTGCGTCTTTGTTCCAATGCACCTTCATAATCGTCACTGAATGAAATACCGTTTAACACAATTTGGTTATCTTCCAACAATGAAGGTAATGTACTGATAGGTTTAATAGTAACAGCATATTGTGGGTTAAAGAATGGTATAATTTGCTCAACAATCTGCAAAGCATCGTCTTGACTCTTAGCATATATGTTTAACTGAAAGTTAATATTATATGGTATTGGCGCATTAATTTTTGCTCGTTGACTAGTTGTCGTGCCGACCATGTTGTGGTTACTTGTTTTGGTTAGCTGTCTTGTTGGATCATATGCATAGCTTGTAATTTCAAAAGACATTCTAGGCAGCTTTATAGCTACTATTCGTTCACCATCTTCGCCACCTGACATATTAGCAATTCTATTCAAGAAGTCTCTTTTGGGCGCATAGCTCAAAGGAACTCTCACCTGGCTGATTGTTCCACCAGCTGAGCTCTTTCTTAAAACATAAAGATTGTTGAACATCGCGCCAAAGACAGCAACGGATTTTCGTATGCGTTCGTGATAAAAATATGTACCAAACATTACTGTGGATCTCCAAAGGGATTGCTTTCACTAAAGTCCATAAACTCAATCACTTCTGAATCAAAGAAAGTTGTTTGATCGCCCGCATCAATTTTATTATCTTCACCGACTAATGTTACTGTCCTTGTGAGATTAGACGCACTACTTGTTATACTACCAGTTGCAAAGTTGTTGAACTTGCCATCGCTCGCACCAATGTGTGCTAAGCTGAGAATACCATCAGAGTCGTTAACATCTACTAATTCTCCAGTCATAACAATACCACTGGTAAGGGTTTGAGAAATAGTTTCACCCACATTATATCCTAAAGTACCTTGAGATATAGTAAGCAAAGTTAGAAAGCTGCCTAATCTTTCTATCTTATCAATCCCATCATACCCAGTATCCAAGTCTTCGCCACTATATTCGAACAGCGAACATCTCATTTTGAAAGTGGGGAGATTTTTTAATTGATAAAATGGCGATTCTGTTTCGACTTTTTGAATTTCAAATAAAGAGCCCGATAGACCCAAATAGATTAGATCACCCTCTCTTGGTCTATAATACTCCACAGAGTTGTATGCTGACTTGACTAATCTATTCCAGCTTCTTCTTGATACAACAAATGTAGCTTCGTCTCTTATCTCAACGCCAAATTTACTAAAGAGGTCACCCTCGCCATCAAACCCTTCTGTATTTTCAATATACATTTCAAGTTTGTATGATTTGGAAAAAGAAGATACTGGGTCATCACCAAGGATATTATCCTTGTTTACTAACTCTCTTGGCATATAGGTACAGTCTTGACCGTATATCTTTAAAGACTCAACTACAATATCTTCATAAAGTAATTGTTCAG